CTTCGGGTTCTTGCCGGGGATGTTGATCCATTCCCCGTCATCGGTTTTTACGAAGCCGCATGCGAGCTGATGAAGTTTACCTTTGAGCGACAGCGCTATTTCTGAGGAAATGGTGCTGTCGCCAATTTCCGTTATATAGTGCCTACACATCTCAGCATACACCCGTGTTTGTTCGGCAGACATATTCAAATCGCGTCGGCTGTACAGTTTGGGCGGGAGGTCGAGTTCCTCTTCCTTTGTGCGGCGCACGGATATCTTTTTGATGATTTGGTTCAAATAGGGAAGGTTTTTATAACCTTTCAGTATCTTGTATTTTGTTGGTAGGCTCGTAAGCGGGTCGATAGGCTGATAAAAAACCCCGAACATATTTTTAAATTCTGTGAATGTGCCCAAGCGGTGGCGCTTCCAGAATTCCGAATCTACTGCCGCGATCTGTGAATAGATGTCGAAAGGTTTATCCGTGGGCGTACCGGTCAGGATACGTCTGAATTTCGCACGCTTGGCTAGGTCACGGACTGCCTTGGTTACACCAGAATTAGGCGTTTTGATCGTGTGCGATTCGTCCATGATGAAAAGTACATTGCGCTTTTTCATTACCTCTCGCGCCCAGGCTTTGCCTCGATCTGTGCATATTCCGTCATAGCTGATAGCTATCCAGGTTAGACCAGGATAACTGCTGGCAGTGGTTAGCATTTGTTCGTGCCACTTCGTGCCAGCACGATTGGTTTCGTAATATTTGGCCAGGGATTGCGCGTTAACGTCGTCTGGCAAGTGAACAGGTAGTTGCTCTTCAATCCAGTTACGGTGCACGTCGTTCGGCGCAACGATCATTACGAAGTCAATCCATCCCTTGCGGAAAAGGTGCGAAGCTGTATCGATGGACATTTTTGTTTTGCCCAAACCTTGCTCGTAAAATAAGGCGTAGTTAAACGCTTCTCGGGTTTCTAGCAGGTCTTCTAGCTGGTAGCTGAATGGTTGTGTTTTGTATTCGTTATCCATTGCCTTCAGCCTTTAGTAGTTCGATTAGTTTTTCGGCGCACTTTTCGTAGTAGTTTGTGTTGTGTTTTTCTACATGCAAATCTTCTGCAATGTCCAAGGCAATTGCCAGGTACCTGCGTTCCATGCCGGAACTACCGTTATAGGCAGAAAGGATTTGGCTAACCGCACGTGCTGGTGTTGTTTTGTCATTAGAAGCACATGACCTACCTCTGCGCGCCACCTCAGCACAGTCTCTCCAAACCTGTAGCGGAATGCGTTCCCCAGCTACTATCGCGGAGAATAGTTCTGCTGCTTCTTCTACCGCTTCCTGACGTGGAGTTCCTATTGAGTAATTCAAAATCCCAAATTTTTCGTCAGTCAGAAACCACAACGCAAATTTAGGAAAAGCCAGCGACAGGTCTTTTTCTGTCGGTACAACTTCCATGAAACGTTCCGGCCAGGTTGGGAAGCTTTCGTCCGATAGGCCTTCGTGGAGTATGTCTTGTAGTTCGGCCAAAATTCTTGGAATGCCTAGCTCTCGCTCGTATATTCCGTGATCAGAACAAAGATAATAGGGTGTGTCGTGGCCATGTACCTTAAACAATGAATCAATTGCACAACCCACCGCGCAGCCGCGAAACTTTCCTTCTTCCAGATAACCATAGTTCCCCTGAATAACCTGATCTTGTTCCCTGTGCTTGCGTATTTCCGCAACTAGGGCGGATTTTAGTTCTTGGTTGAATGATTTCATGGTTTCTCCTTTTCTTTTGTGTCCAGGCGGTAGTTACTTTGTTTTGGTAAGTGAAAGTAGTGCCTTGGCATGCGCACTAGCGGCATCTCGTGTTTTATGGAGCAGCCCGCGAGAAAGCCATAGCTTGTCTTGACTGTCACCATCCCAAATAATAGGCGCAAACCCGTCCTCACGTGTAGGATTCACAATAAATAGCGTTTCACAACACCCTTCTGGTGCCTCACGCAACGGCTCAGGTACATCAAACTCGCCAATGCGTATTGTTCTTGGTGTCATGTCTTTGATCTTTGCTCTAATCTTCTGCATAAGGTCGCTATTCTTTGAAATGAGCGGCATCTGCGTTGCGATTAGTTCAAGTTCTTGCAAGGTAAAATCGTTTTCTTTGTTCATATGTTTCTCCTTTTCTGTTGTTTGTTGCGATTTGGTTAGTATATCTTGATTTGCGTAGGAGTCAAGTGTTATTTCAACCTAGTAATGTCTCCGTCATTTAGCAAGAAACTATAACCGCTCACGTCCTCGACTTTACGCAGATATGCTTGCGTTACCTGTTCTGTGATGGTTTCCTCTTTCTCTAGGCTGATGAGTCGTTTGAGTAGGTCAATCTTTCTTGTTTCTTCCTGTTTTGGCGCAAGGCTGACGATTCCACCTGGTGTTATTTTGTAGCGTAGGCCGCGCTCTCTCGCGTGGGCGTAGGCGTATTGGGAGGCTTGGATACCGGGCGGGATTGTTACGGGGTTGGTTTCGGTTAGTTCTTCTAGTGCGGTTAGTACCTGTTTTCGTAGGGATGGTGTGTGTTCTTTTGCTAGGGTTACTATTCCATTTCGTACCGTGCACTTTTTACCCATTGAGGCCGCGTAGCTATAGGCGTAATTTGATGCCTGTATCCCGGCAGGTATTTGTACCGGATTATCTTCTGTAATGCCTTCCATGATTTGGTGCACCTGAGCGCGAAGGGATAGTTCATCAGCGATGGATACTTTTCCATCTGTTATTCTATAACGCAACCCCATGTGTTTTGCGTGGGCATAGGCGTATTGCGCGGCAAGTGTTCCCTTTGGTATCTCTACGGGGTTGTCCGGTGTCAACTTTTGGAGTATCTGCTCAACTTGCCCACGCAAAGACTGTTTCTTGGTAAAATTGGTAATCCGCACGAAACTTTCTGTTCCTCTGTGGGTTACAAGCGTTCCATAACGGTTGCCCGTCTGTTTCTCTATTTCTTTCAACTCTTCCGTGACAACACTAAGATAGCCTGGAATTTCTATGTTTGCCCCTGGGGGTAGTTCTTGTATTAGTTTGCGGTCGTTTTGGTTCATGTTTATTTGTCCTTTGGGTTAGTTTCAGTAATAGTACCACACTATTCTACGCTGTGTTTGAGTTCTTATCTTTTATTTTAGTAAACAAGATAGCTTTAAGTACATGCTTATAAAAACAGGGGGGGGTGCTTAACACTAAATTGCGTTTTGAGTAGCCCAAAGACGGGACACAGTTATTGTAATCAAAGGGTTAGGTGTTATTTACTCAATTACTCATAAATTTGAGTAGTATTTAAATCTTTAGGTAGAATCACCACAATAAGAATAAAGTAGTGTAGCTACATAAGCGTTGTTGTTGTATTCTTTTTTTATTTTTATACAGTTCCGTTCTTATATATAATTAATTAATTAATTATTTGAGTATATATACCCCCTTAAAATAGGTATGTCTTTGTTTTTAAAAGGAAAAATTTTACAAACATGAGTACTCAAAATAGAAAAACGTTTTGAGTACTTCCTGCAAGGCACTGATTCTATTGGACAATATTTAAGTACATTGGGGTGAATTAACAAGCACAGCACATACTTCTTAAGTACACCAGCCCACCGTGTTGGGCGATTGGCGAAAAATCTCAATGTAGGGTAGACTTTGACTTTTATGGGCGTAGGTTATGGCGGATTCCACCGGAAAAAAGAAACTGACAACAAAGGAACGGCGATTCGTTGAAGAATATTTGATTGATTTCAATGGAACCGCTGCGGCGATTCGCGCCGGATATAGTGAAAGAACAGCCACTACAATTGCCAGTGAGAACCTGAGGAAACCGCACATCCAGGCCGAAATACAAGGAAGTTTGAGAAACTTGACAAATAAAACTGACATAACAAAAGAACGAATCCTTCTCGAAATGCGCCGCTTGGCTTTGTTCGATGTGCGTTCGCTTTATGACGAAAACGGACACCCGCTGCCGGTTCACCAGCTCAGTGACGATGCCGCCGCCGCAATCAATGGACTAGATGTGGTCAGCATAGGTAACGCGGATGTGGGTGTTGGGCAGGTGATGAAGTACAAGATACCGGATAAAAACAAGGCATTAGAATCACTTGCTAAAATCCTTGGTTATCTGGATAGAACAACCGAACTTGAGCGACTACAAACCGAGAAACTGAAAAAGGAAATTGAAGCGCAATTCGGAGACGAAACCCCATTTGAACCCGCAACCATCATAATCGAATCCCATGACGCGAGAAATACGGATTAGGGCAACCATACCGCAATCCCGTTTCTTGGCCATGCCGCACAAGTTCCGCGCGTATGTGGCCGGGTATCGAGGCGGCAAGACATACGCCGGGAGCATGGCGCGTTGCATCCATCACCTGAAGTTTGGGCGAATTAATTCGGGATATTTTGCCCCTACTTATTCCCACATTCGGGATATTTTTTACCCTACGATTGAAGAGGTGGCCTTTAACTTCGGGATCAAGGTTGATATAAAAACATCAGACAAAGAGGTTCATTACTTTCGAGGTGGAAGGCAAATAGGCACGACAATATGCCGATCAATGGACAATCCTGGGCGTATCGTGGGCTTCAAGATCGGTGATGGCATGATCGATGAGTTCGACGTTATGCCTATGGACAAGGCCATGTACGCATGGCGCAAGATCATTGCCCGGATGAGTTACAAGCAAGATGGGCTAAGGAACGGCCTTGACGTAACCACCACTCCCGAGGGATTCCTAGCCACACATAAGCTTTTCGTTGAAGACGTGCTGAAGTCGCCATCCTTGGGCAACAGCTACGGCCTGATTCAAGCCAGCACCTACGACAATGCCGCGAATCTTCCTGACGACTATATCCCTTCGCTGCTTGAAGCATACACACCCGAACTTGTCCTAGCCTACGTTAACGGGCAGTTTGTCAACCTGAAATCAGGAACGGTGTATCGATACTATAACCGCACAACACACAATAGCACGGAGACGGTACGACCTAGTGGGGAAAAGCTGATCATCGGCATGGATTTCAACGTGCAGAAGATGGCCGCGTGTATCTTCGTTGAACGCGGTGAAGCATGGCATCAGGTAGCAGAACTGAAAGAACTGTTTGATACGCCGGACATGATCCGGGTTTTGAATGAACGATACCCGGCAGCGAAGTTCAGAAGGATTGTGTACCCGGATGCCAGCGGCGGGAGCCGGGATTCGGGCAATGCTTCGATTACCGATTTGCATCAATTACGCTTGGCCGGATTCGAGGTTAGGGCGCATGCGGCGAACCCGTATGTCAAGGATCGGGTGAACGCCGTGAATACTGCCTTTGCGAAAGGGAAATTGTTTGTGAATGCGGCCTTGTGCCCGGTAACAGCGGGTTGCCTTGAAAAACAAGCATACGACGCGAACGGCGAACCGGACAAGAAAAGCGGCTTTGATCATCAAAATGACGCATTTTCCTATCCGGTAGCCTACGAAATGCCTATAATCCAATCTTTACGAAAAGTCAGCGTGGGGGGTGGCCTGTGAGTTTTTTACATCCGCAATACAAAAAGATGCAGCAACGATGGAAGGATGCGCGAGACGCGGCTGACGGTGAGTATGAGGTTCACGCTGCGCGAGAAGACCACTTACCGAGACTTAACCAGGAAGACGATACAGCATACAACCTACGCCTAAAGATGACCCCTTGGTTCGGTGCGACGTGGCGGACGATAATTGCACTGCGCGGGATGATTTTCCGCAGACCGCCTGATGTTGAAGTGCCGGACAGTGTAGAACTCTTGCTTACAGATATCGATAACGCTGGAACATCGTTTACGTCCTTTGCCCAAAAAGTAGCGCTAGACGATCTGATTGTTGGCCGGGTTGGTGTGTTGGTGGACTACACGCCGGTAGCCGAAGGTGCCACGGTAGCGGACGCTCAGAATGTGGGCGCAAGGCCATACCTGTGCATGTACGCAACAGAGAATATTTTGGATTGGGAATACACCAGTACGGGCGGAAAGAGGCAGCTATCCCTTGTCCGGCTGCGAGAAGACCCGGCAGGGTATCCTGAGATTGAATTGAAGGATGCAGAGGAACTGCACAAGGTATTGAAGTTGGAAGACAGGCAGTATGTTCAGTACTTGTATCAAGTTAATACGTCCTCCGGCAAGGAAACCGTTATCGAGGGTTGGCCAAGATACCCAAAGCGAAACACACAGCCCATTCCCTTCATTCCTTTCCAGCCGATCGGTGTGGATTCGCTCGAATGCAAGCCAGAAATACCGCCGTTGATGGATTTAATCACAATGAACTATCACCATTATGAACAGAGTTCCTCGTATGAGCGCGGATGTTTTCTGTCTGGGTTGCCAACGTTGTTCATCTATGGTGATGCGGGTGGGGAAGAGGGCCAAAATACCGTGTATTTGGGCGGATCGAAGGCGAACGTATACCCGAACCCACAAACCAAAGCGGAATTCGTAGAAGTTCAAAGCAGCTTCGAGGCGTTACTGAAAAACATCGAGAAAAAAGAATTTCAAATGGGTGTTCTCGGTGCCCGGATGCTTGAACCAAGAAACGCCGGGGTAGAGTCCGGGGAAGCATGGAAACGAAAACAGGCCGGGGATGAGTCAGTGCTGGTTGATATGTCCACGACACTATCGGAAGGCATGACCAACCCATTGCGCTGGATGGCCTGGTGGCTTGGGCAAGAAGAGGATGAAGAAACGAAGGTCGAATTTAATAAAGAATTTATGCCGCCGAATGCGGATTCCGCGTTGCTTACTTCTTGGATGACGATGTACATTCAAGGCGGCATGAGCTGGAAGACGCTGTTCTATAACCTTGATCGTGCTGGGATGTATCCGCCAGGTACGAAAGAGGAAGACGAAAAGGGAATGATTGAAGAAGGTACGCCGGGAATGGGAACTTTACCGACAGGGGGAAGCAGCAATGGGGGAAGTGATACGGGTACAGTTTCAGGACAACCAGATAGCGGAAATGGAGAAAGCAGCGGCCAAGATGGATCGGGGAATAGCGGAAGCGATTGACAAAGCAAAAGAAGATAATCTCCCGCCGGGGCTGGTGGTTGCGCTACTACAAGGCCATCTGTTTATTCAAACCCAAGAAATGATTGACGATGGCCGAGATTAACCCAAAACTTCTGGACAAGATCATTCGTTTTCAGGTCGATTTGCGAAGGCTGGAAGCCAGTGAGCGCAAGAAGATTGAGAAGATTGTCAAGCAAATCGAGAAGGGAGTGCTTGCTCGACTGTCCGGCGATGAAATAGCCACGTTCAATAAGCGCAAGCTGTCCGCGCTGCTTACTTCAATGGCTGAACCGGTATCTGATGCTTTTGCCCAAATGCAAGACGCGACAGCGGAAACGTTGGACGGTGTGGCTAGGCTGCAAATCAAAACGGCTGCGGCGAATATCGATCAAGTATTTATCGGTTACAACGCAGCACTGCCCACGTCTGCGGTTATATCTGGCATCACAGCCAACACTCTGATTAACGGCGGGCCGCTCGCTGATTGGTGGGCAAAGCAAGAATC